ACTTTCTCCTCTAACTTATCTACTTTATTTTCTGTATTTAATATTGAATCACGAATCATCTGGTCTTTTAAATCATACTCCATACGTGAAACCTCAGGCTCTGGCAATTCTTTAGCAAGTTCTATTTCTGCCTGCAGAGAATACCACATCCCTATAATCATACCTACAGTAACTAAGATACTAATACCTGTTTCTATAGATAATGTAAATTTAGTGTCTTTTCCTACTTCCATTTTTTTACCTCATATTTGCTGGTACAATACCTCTTGTACCACCTGTTTTATCGTTCTTCTTCATACCAAATTTTCTCAAACCTTCTCTATAACTTGCTAAACATTGTTGTGCAGATGCCATTCTTATTTGTGCTATAGCAGGGTTATCTTCTCTTGATGCTGCGTCCATCAAAGCTTTATGTTTTACATAATCAATTAACAAAGGCTGTAATGTATTATCTATATCTAGTGTACCTGTGATAGATGTTAACTTATCTGGCTCTGCATAGTAAGATATAATAATACCATTCTCAACATAATTTAGTGTATACACTTCACTATCGTTGTCATGAGTGGCTGCAGTTGTGCCGTTATACCCTCTTGTTACAGTTAAGGTGTTAGTAGCTATATTTGTTACCTTCATCATTTCTGAATCTATTTTAATTATATCTCCAACGCTAATTTGACCACCTTCATCAACATCTACTTCTGTTTCAGATGCATCTAATGCTTCATTTAATAAGTTCTTAGGTAATGGGTCACCAGTAGACTGCATAGATAAAGTAAATCCTAATTGTGCTGGTTTTAATTTTGTTTCTGATGTTTCTGTAGTTCCACCATCACCTATTTCAGTAGCAATAGCTAATTTATCTCCTTCAATCCACCATACTATTGATGTTGATGGGTCTTTGTATGTACTGCTTATTTTAGCCATTATTGTATACTCCAACTTGTTTCATCTGCTGTATTTTTTTCAGCATAGAACTGTTTAATTTCTTGATTTGTTAGTCTAGGAATCTGTATATATTCACCTGCATCATTTTTAATAGCACATCTAAATACTTTATTTACTGTAATAGCTTCATCATCATCTATTGCATACCAAAGTCTATTGTTCTGTAAATCTGTTTTAGCATATTCTACTTTCTGCAAAAATTGACCCATATCAATCAATGCTTCATTAATTAAGTTTAATACATAGTTTTCTGATACTCCAGGAACAGCCTGAAGCACTCTACTATATATCTCTTTACCTGTAAATTCTATTGCAGCCATTATAATACTCCTTGTAATGTTTGTATCTGCTCTTTATACCTTGCATCAATCATAGCATATTGTTTTTCATACCAGCTATATTTAGCAATATCTTTTTGTAAGTTAGAGTTATATTCCTGTACTTCATCTGTTACTTGTGATGCATATTTTTGTATCTCTGAACGAAACTTAATTAGTATATCATCGTTATTTTGTATTGCTGCTGCCATTGTTTGTGCTGCATTTTGCAATGCTAACGCCTGGTCAGCTGCTTTGTTAGCTAAGTCAACTTGAGTTGCTTGTTGTGCCTCTTGTCTAGCATCAGCAGCATCTATGTTAGCTTGATTTAATGCTTTTTGCAAATCAGATTGATGTTTCTGTATTTCTGCTTGAACATTTGCCTGGTATCTTACATTCTCTTTATTAAATTCATTTAATTCATTTTGTATATCCAAGCTAAAGTTTTGTAATTCTGTGTCTCTTTTTTTAGCAAAGATAGAAAAGTCTTTTTCATAGTTTGCTCTATATAAAGATATTTCTTTATTTACATTTTGTTCATATAATCTTAATTCAGAAACAAATTTAGAAACTAAATCATCATTGTTTTGTATTGTTGCTTGCATAGTTTGAGCTGCATTCTGTAGTGCTAAAGCTTGGTCTTGAGCTTTATTAAACTTATCTACATCTGTAGTTTGAGCTGCTTCTTGTTGAGCGTCTCTAGCATCAAGTTCAGCTTGGGTAATAGCTTTTCTTAAGTCTGAATTGTGCTTAGCTAACTCTGCTTCAACATTAGCTCTATACCTTGCATTCTCTTTATTAAAATCGTTTAGTTCATTTTGTATATCTGCTTGATATTCTCCAAGTTCATGATTTAACCTTCCTAGTTGAATCTGTGCTAATTCTTCATCTTCGTTAGTTTCTAAAAATGTTTCAAACTGACTTATGTCAAAAGTCTGAGTTGGTTTTGTGTAAGAAGGAACGTCTCCAGAAATATCTGCTTTAGCAACTGTAGCAACTGTAATATCTGATACTGCACTAGCGCTAGCATCTGCGTTTGCTGCAGCAGAATAGCTTACTGTTCCCAAACTTGGAACACTAGGAGCAGATGAACTTATACTTAAATCGGATATACTAACACTTGACAAACTTACAGAAGGTTTACTATAAGTAGGTACGTCTCCTGATATGTCAGCTTTTGATACGCTGGCAACTGTTATATTTCCAACAGAACTAGCGCTTGCATCTGCATTACTAGCTGATGAGTAACTTACTGTTGAAACACTAGGAGCGCTTGGTGCACTAACACTTACAGTCAAAGAGCTAATTGCATTCATGTTGTTTTGTAATCTTAATAAAGCGTTTCTAGATGCATATAAAACAACTGCTTCCTCTGCCTCATCTGGGAAGTTTCCTATTGCACTGTCTCCGTGTGCTACAGTTATTGCAGAGTTTATATGTACCACAGAAGAAGAATTTCCACTAGAGTGTGTTGGAACTACATTTAAAACATCATTTTCTATGTAGTAAACAGGGTCACTAGTAGAGGCTGCTTCCATATAATTTGAGTCAGTAACCCTTCCTTTTAATGAAGGAGAAACTTTTCTACAAGGCATTAATATATTAGTATCAGTTGGATGATTTTCATCTTTACGCATAACTGCAATTATTTTTTTACCCTCTACATCTTGACTGTCTTGAAATGTAGTAGTTGAAGCTATTCTTTCAAGCTTATTTAAAGGTAATATGTTTAAAACAGAACGAGCACCAGCTGACAACCAGTCACTTAATGCTGTATCGTCAGTGCTTGCAAATCCTGTTAAATCATCTATTCTTGTTTTAAAATCAGCCACTACTTACCTTGCCCTCTATTTTTTTTCTTATAATATTTTATACTCATCTTATTTCCAAATTTTGTATTTACGCTTTGACCTTGCCTTGTTTTCTTCTTACCGTTCGTATGTCTGACTTGTGTTCCGAAACTTGGTCTAGGCATTACTTTTTCTTCTTACTTTTTAAAATCTTTTTCTGTAGAAACTTTGGTAAAGTTTTTTGTTTAGCTGTTAATCCATTTTTCTTTTTTTTCATTTTCTTTTTTTTAACCATTATTTCCTCTTTCTATTATTTCTTTTTCTAGCAAATGTACGAACATTTGTAGGCTTTCCCCCTACTCCCTGCTTTTTTGCTCTCTTTCTTCTTACAGCACTTCTTTTTTGTGAAGCAGTCATACTTGCTGCTTTTGAGGCTGGTACACACTTAGGATATTTTCTTTTACTACCTTTGGCAGATTTACGACCACATTTTTTGTGACCTCCACCTTTTTTCTTAGAGCCAATATCTACCCAGTTCTCACTGAACCATTTCCTAAGCCCACCTCTGTAAGCCATTAATATCTACCACCACGTTTTTTATATTCTCTAACAAGCCAAGCATTAGCATACGCTGATGGGTAAACATCAAACTTACGCTTAGCTGCTGCTTTGACTCTAGAATATAGTGCCTTGTTTTTTGGTGTAGGCTTACTACTTCTTTTTTTTCTTTTTACTGACTTTCTTTTTCTTGCCATTACTTTCCTGTTTTTTTCATAGCTATATTATGTGATTGTTTAAAAGTTTTACCTTTTCTCATAGCAGAAGCCATCGTTTTTAGATGTGCTTTTGTATGATGGACTTTATGTTTACCCATCTGTCTTTTTTGAACAGAGGTAAGACCTTTTAAATTAACACCTTTAAGATTCTTAGCCATACTAGTATCTCTTTTTCTTTTTTTTCTTTTTTCCGTACATTTTATCTCCCTATAATTTAATCCCACTTAATCAGTGAGTTCATCTTCTTTTCTCTTAACTTTGCATTTTTCTTTTTAGTTTGTTCTATATGGTCTCCCATACTTTTAGAACCAAATTCTATTTGGTCAGTTCTAATAGCTTTTGCCATAGGAGTATCTCTCATAACAAATTGCGTGCTCCACTTTGGTGGATGTGCACGATTACCACAAGACCTGCAATTAAAATGACCTTCTGGATTTGGTTTACTACAATGTTGACATTTAGCCATACTACATATAAGCTACTATGTAAGCAACTCTTGAGCTATCTAACTTTACTGTGTTTATTGAAATAACTGTATTGTCTGTCAATGTAGCTAAGAATGTCTTTACCTCTTTTGCTAATGAACCATCAACACTACTAGCTTTTGTACTAATATCGTTTACAATTACTTTTACTTCTGCTCCACTATAATTTGCCATTTTATTCTCCTATTATTTAAAATTCTTTTAAGCTTTTGGGAGAGCGTTTAAACGCCCTCCCCAGTAGCTTATACTGCCACTATTATGATAGTGTAATATGGTCAGCGTCATGTTGTTGCCCAAACACATAAAAGTTTGAACCGTCACATACTAACTCTGCCCAGTCACCTGGTTTTGCTGTTGAAGCAACCCAGATAAGTTCATCAACTCCTGACTCAGCAGAAGGTGATGCTGCTCCATCTGCAGCTGTAGTAATCATACCAATTAAGGTATCTTCAGCTGAATTAGGAATCACTTTAACTGTACCACTGCCATCATCAGTTAGGATGAACTTAGCGTGCCATCCTGCACCTGCTGCTGCAGCAGTTGGTAATGTAATATCAAATGAAGCGTCTTGGTCCAGTGTAAACACTTTACCTGAGTCGTTTGCAGTTAGTGTTCTAGCTGCTACAACATTTTCAACTTTCACTTTGAAATTACTTACACCACTATTTTGTTCTAAGTATGATGCTCTAGCCATGTTATACTCCTTCCACGTTGATTAAGTAATGAGATTCTGGTAAACATACCTCAAGACCTGCTTCTGTAAGAATCATGTCTTTTCTCAAGTCTTCATCTGCACTTTGTACATTTGTCATAACTTGAGTATCTCTGTTAATACCGTTACCAACTAATGGTCTGTAGTATAGTTTACTCATATCAGCCATCAACATTAATCCAGATGAATGTCCTCTGAACAATGGCTCTTTAACCATATATACAGAACCGTGAACAGTGTTGATTTCCATTAACTGGTGACCAAACTGTCCTGATAATTCATCCATGTTAATTTGATATTGTGAGTTAACTGTTGAAACATCAGCAAAACTATTATTACCCATTTTGTTGAAGTAAGAAATTACAGGAAGAGAAGCTAATGCTAATCTTTCGTTACTTCCACCTCTAGCTGGGTCGAATAGTACTTCAAAGTCACCTAGTAATGAATCATAAGTTAATTCAGATGTTGCATATTGTTTAGCGTATGCTTTACCTGATTCATATTCTAAAGCTGCATCTCCAGCTTTAAAAGTACTGTTTTTAATGATATGTCCTACTAGACCTTCTGAATATTGAATGCCGTTTACTCTTGCTTTTTGGTTAAAAAGCATAGCTCTTTCAATATCAATTTTGTGCTCTCTCATTTTCATAGCTAGCACTCTTTCAAATTCGTTAGAATATCCACGAAGTTGAGTTGCGTATGCAGTGTTTGTAATCTCTGCAGCAGTTTTGAAGATTTGAGTATATCCAAATCCGTCATCGATGCCTTCTGAGAATACGTCTGGTGACCCAGTACCTTCTGCATAAGCTGAACCGATTACTTGACATCTATCTTCATCTGCGATAGCGTCAGAACCTGTAGTTCCTGATACAGAAATACATTTAGCTGTAAAAGATGAATCTGCACCATTGTCGGTTACTCCTGATTCAATTCTTAAGATTGCATTTCCATATCCTGCGTCAGAACCAGCGTTTCCAATAGTTCTTACTGCAATTACCATACCTTTTACAAGGAAGTCTACAGAAGCTCCATTAGTTGTTGCTGTTTCTACGGTTACGTTATAATCTGTTCCTGCTGCTACTGTACCAACAGCTCCTTTGATGAAGAACTCTCTACTTGTATAACTAATCTTTGACCTATCTTCAAGATAACGGAACAAAGAATCGTCAGTAGGAAGTTTAGCTGTTTTTGATAAGTACACGAAGAATGGTGATTCTTCAGGTGCTAATTCAGCAATTCTATCGCTGAAGTTAAACAGTCTTCTTTGGTCAGGAGCTACACCAGTGTTACTAGCACCAGTTGCTGTAGTAGAAGCAGAAAGATTATGTACTTTAAGTTGTCCACTATTTATTGCCATTTTATTTCCCCTTTACGTTTTACTTTTTTGCAATACTGCCACGTATAGAACGAGTATTACCAGCTTTCATAATATTGGACCACATACTATCTTCATCAGATGCTTTAGGAGGTTGTCCACCTTGCACTAAACCAGCTGACTTAGGTTTTTGTTGTGTTCGCTTTACGCTTTCAATATTTTCATTTACTTGTGGTAAACCGTTTTTATTTGTATTCCATACGTTAAACAGTGTCTCTAGAGGAAGTTGGTCTTTAGGTTTTGTAACAAAATCTACAAAGTCGTTTGCATCAGTTTCAGACATCTTGTATTCAGTTTGTGCTCTTAATTTAAGAGTGTCCACTTGACGCTGTGCTTCTAAGCGACCCATATAGTCTCTCATTTTTGAGCTAACAGCATCATCAATCTCTTGTTGTCTTAATTGAAATGATTTACTATTTGGATTTGTATACGCATCCCAAGGATTAAATTCCTCTTCATTTATTTGTATTTGCTCTTTGTCCTGTCCTTTACCCCCTGATAAGTGGTCTCTGACAACATCTACCAGCTCAGGGTTGTCCTGAAATAGCTTTGCTACTGGTTTTACTTTGTCTAACTCAGCCTGAGCTTTATCATACATAGACTGGAATTTACGTACCTCATCTTCTTGTGGTACGTCAGAACTCAAATCCTGTTGAACCTCTGGCTCACTTATATCATTATTTTCAGAAGTTTCAGAACCTTCTAAAGTTTCATTTATATATTCGTCACTCATTTTATTTTTCCTTTCCGATGTGCTGTTTATTGTTCACCAATATCTTCTGACAGTAATGAATTTATTCCAGCCTGCACCTGTTGTTCTTGTTGACGTTTGGTTCTTTCTGTATTTACTTTCTGTTGAGCCTTTGCCCCAGTAACCACTTTATTAAGGTCAGTTTTAAATTTCTGTACCTCAACACGTTTTCTGTCAGACATAGACTCTCTTTGGGCAGTCTGTAAATCTCCAGATAGAATCTTTATCTGGTCTTGTAATTGACCAATAATACCTTGCATTTTTTGTACTTCTCCAGTACGCTGCAGAACTCCTTCTTTATCAAAGATTTCTGTTTTCTTTAATGCTTCAGTTCTATCAATCAGTCCTAGTTGATATGCCTCTAGATACATTTGATATTCAGCGTGTTTATTATTAGGCATAGTTGAGCCTGAAACAACACGAACATCAAATTGTCCTGCAGTAATATCATTTTCTATTTTGACCAATTCTTTTGTTTTATCATCGTACAATCTATTATTAATAGCAAACTGTGTAATATCATTGTTTGGTTGTACGATTCTAAATTTCTTTTCAAATGTGTAATGTTCTTTAGACATTTGATATAATACTTTCCCAAGCTGTTGCAATGCCATTTCAATGTCACGCAACTTAGAAGCACCACGACCTTCTCCCATTTGTGCAAGCAGCATTGTGCCACGAACACTTTGGGGTGCACCCTCTTTGAACCCCTGCAATAATTCAGGAACTCCGAAGTTTAAATCAATATAACGCTCTACTTGATTAATAAGAGCATAAAACTGACTTGTTAAAGGTTGTGGAGAAGGAAAATGTGGTTCTCCATAACTTGGGTCATATTCAATTACAGCATTAGGATTAGCCCAATCTTTCTCAAGCTGTGAAATACTTTCCACACTTCCTTGTGGTACTAATAATTTTAGACCAGCAGAAGTTTGAGCATGAGATAATGCAAGAGAAAATAGCTTATTAAGCAATCTTTGCATATCTTTAACTTTATTCACATCTGATTTAGGATATGGTGTATTAGTCCATATATTTGGTATAGGAACGATAGGATAAGTATCAGTGTCCAATATAGTTTCATATAGAAGGACTTGCCCTAATGATGCTGTAACTTTAATTCTTGTTTGTGGTATCTCAACAAAAGCAAATGTATTGTTGTTGAACTGAGCTTCATTCTCAGCCATAAATATTTGAAATGCCTCTGCACTCATTATTGTTTCAGTGTTGTTTTGTTGGTCGGCTACTCTGTAGTAAGGCACTCTAACTTTACTAAAACGTTCTATGATACGATAACGTTGTGCTATTGTGCTTTCATAATCTTTGTCTTCTACTTCAGCAGGTGTAAATACATTTTGTGAGTTTTTCTGCTGTGAATCAGGGTAATCATCATAATAGTCAGACATATTGTGTGTTTCAATGTTTGGTAAAAACTCTTCCACATCTGGGTATAAATCTAATAATTGCTCTTTTGTTAAGATGGTAGACATCAAAATGTTTGCAGCATCTTTAAAATACCTGTCTCTAGAAGCAGGGTCTACGTACACTCTAAATGGATTTACGTGTGTAAACATAACTTCTCCTCTACCATAATCTGCTTCTGGCTCTGTGTATGCATAAAAATAACCAATACCAGCAGTAGCATAATCGTGTACAGCTTGTTTGAAGTGATGCTGCCCATCTGATATATCATAGATATATTCTAATAATGTTCTCCAAACATTAGCTAACTTAGTATCTGAATCTTCTCTAGCAGTAACACCAAACTTTACAGGTCTTGATGTCATCAAAGATTTCAGTTTATCTATAGCAGCATATATTCTATCTATTGTAAAGTCTGCTTGACCTACAGACTGTAACACTTCTGACTCTTCTGCTGTATAATGATTCCCTAGTGTAAAATCTATTGCGTCTCTAGCTTCTGCATCCCAGTCTCTTCTAGCTTCTGCATAACGTTGAAAAATTTCTCTATTTTCTCTTGCTTTATCGTCTTCTTGTATTCTTGACATTATTTTACCTTCATTTGTTGTCTTCTTTTTCTATCTTCTCTAATATTTTTTTCTATTTTCATTAGAGCTCTAGTTGGTAAATAATCTACTCTGCTTGCATCTGTTTGAGCATTATATTCTGCTCTTCTTTGATTCTCTGCATCAACAGTGAATCTATTCATAATTTTTTTTGTTTTATCTTTAGTTTTTTTACCAAAGTTAAATAATCTTCTTTGTAAGCCTGCTGTGTCTATTTTCATGATTGCTCCGTATACGGTTGTAAAAATTCTTTGTAAAACTCTTTGTTTCTACCCAATCTTCTTCTTTTTCCTTCTGGGTCTTTAAATACTCTTTCATACTGCTTAAACCCAGGTCTTCCTGGGTCATCTTCTAGTGCACCATCTACATTGTTGTGCATTAAGAATTTTGCAGTAGTTGGGAACTTTCTTAAACTCCCTAAGTTAAAACAGTAATCAGCTAAGGCATATTTCATCCTATCATCTACATCAGACCATTTTCTATTTCTGCTTACACAGAAGTTTTTAGCTTTCACTACAGATAGGTGTGCTTCGTGCAATAAGAGGTCTTCTACCTCTCTCTCGCTCAAACCTGTTTTCTCATAAGTATTTTGTTCTTCAAGCGTTTTTAGCTTGTAACCGTAACCAATAGTTTTAAGCCCACCTTCTGGTGAGTCATACGGATAAAACTTTTCCCCTACTTTATTTGCGTACCCTTCTACCCTTTTTAAGTAGTCAATGTATTTTTCTAATGTATAATCAGATACCATAACCCTGTTTAATTTAAAACAGCCTTTTAGGCGATTTCTCATATTTTTAATCCTGTCATCCAATTTATTTTTGTACGTGCTTGTGTTGGAAAATCATCTGGTCTTTCATACTCATCATTCTGCATAACTCTACTTCTAGGTGCTTTGGCAAAAAAGTCTGCATAATATAAACCATCTAACAAGTCATCATGCTTTCCTTTAGGAAACTCAAAGATTTCATCTATTAGCTCTGAGTGTTCTTTTTTAATATATAACTTCTTACTATTAATGATACTACCTAAAGACATCTCTAGCCTGTCTTCTTTTTTAATACCATGTGGTGGTCTTACTCCCTTATTAATACCAGGTAATAATCTTTTTTCTTTACGTGCCATACGTTCTACCATATCACGCACCATTTCTTGTGCACCTACTGTTTCTACAGCACATCTACGTATTGGAGAGTATTTCTTAGCCATCTTTAATATTTCATCTGGCATATCAAATGCTGGTATCTTATCGTGATAATAATCTATTACATATCTGTTTTTGTCTGCATCCATACCCATAACTACAATAACTTGATAGTCTGAAGTACTAGATGCTGTATGTGCTAAGTCAACTCCCATATAAGTATAAATAGGTATCATTTCCTTGTCATCTCTTAAATAAGTAAACTGTCCATCTGTGTGAAACTCATAGTTGTGATAATTTATATTATCCATCTTGAAAGAGGCTGAAGCAGCATCTCTAGCGTCGTTTAGATACTCTTGAGCAAACTTATCTACTTTACCTGCTTCTATGTATTCTTTTCTTTTTTGATTTAACTTAGATAATGGAAACTGTTCTTCCCATGCTGGCTTACCATCTTCTATAGCACGAATAAAGGTTACATCCCATGGATATTTCTTTT